TAATGCATTGCAATTAGATAGTGCATTGGGTAGCCTTGAATCCTTAGAAGGTGACCTCTCATCTATAATAAATGATGTTAAAGAATGTATTGAGGGTAGAGTATAAGTATATTATATATATACTATCTATAAGAACGCCTCCGTTATTAGGGGGCGTTTCTTTTTCTCAAAACATTTATAAAATTCAATAGTTATTATAATATCGATGGAATTTCAACCTAATCGAGGTGGCATGGGGGAACTTCAACCCCACCCCCCCACATAATAAAACCCTCACACTCATTCTAATATATATTTTTGTATTTTACAACCAAATCCTATAAATACCCTTGTATTATGCAAGTACCATAATCCAATAAGTTAAAAAAATTTTAGAATTTTGGTTTTTAAAACAGGGTATAATTTTCTTTTTCTTTACTATATTATTATATAGTTTCTTTTTTATCTATTGATACAACTTCTATATATATACTTATAGATTATAGTTATCTATAGATATTCTTCTATATATATAGAGAGGAGAATCTCCCATTTGCAAAATAGATTGGAAATGTTATATATTATCATATGGATTTTTTAGAAATAAAAGGTAAAGAGCACTATCTATACGATAATGAACAAGAGTTTAGGGCATTAGGACAACAAATGCCCCTTAGACATTATTGGAGAGATGGGACTGAAGGTGAGTGGGTTAAAACTGATGATGATTATATATGTCAAATCCTCCGAAAAATAAAAATCGGCAAAAAAGACTGTGTTAGAACGGTGTGTGGAACATTTGACATCAACAATAAGTATTCAATGAAAGGCGAGGATGGAATCGCTGATAATATTTATTCATTTTCAGGGAAGAAAGTCGATGGATTTTCTGATAGACCCACCAAGGGGCAATTTCTATTCGCACAATACGTTGCACAAGGCGTTGATGTGATTGATGCCTACAAAAAAGCATATCCAAAAGCCCAGAGTGAGCTTGGGATACAACATCAAGTCAATAAACTTCTAAAAGTGGAGCATGTAAAGAAGATGATTAAGGACGAAATACAAAAATGTTTGAATGAGGAGGGAGTAACAGCCGAGTGGATTATTGGTCGCTACAAGACCATAGCTGATTTGGCTGAACGTGACTCTGATAAGCTCCGTTCACTTGAATCCCTCACAAAGATTGCTGGAATGTTTGAAACAAACGACACAAAGACAGAGCAATTGACTGTTTTCGCTGGATTTACACCCGAACAACTGGAGGAAGTGAAAAATGGGAAAAGTACGCCCCTCGTACACGCAACAAGAGAAGAGTCCGAAGAGTAAAGTGGATTTATGCCCAATGTGTGATAAATCCTTATATTTAAACGATGAATATACTCAACGAGTAGGACTATTGGACGAAGATGACTATTGTTGTGGATGGATGTGCCCTCATTGTGATGGAATGTTTGATACTGATAATAATTTAACTGGAATCAATGGGTTGGATGAAATGGGAGAAGCGTAGATGCCGAGATTTGGTAGTAAATCTAAAGAGAGATTAGCTACCTGTGACCCAATACTACAGGAAGTTTTTAATGAAGTAATAAAATATATCGATTGCTCTGTATTGGAGGGCACTCGTAGTGAAGCAACGCAGAATAAGTATTATGACGAAGGAAAAAGCAAGTTTCGTTTCCCTGGCAGTAAGCATAATTCTCTGCCTAGCCGTGCTGTTGATGTCACTCCTTACCCCGTGGACTGGGATGACAGAGAGCGTCAAACTCTTTTTGCAGGGTTTGTGCTTGGGTTGGCTCGTGGGATGGGTTATACTCTACGGTGGGGAGGGGACTGGGATTTAGACTGGGAAGTGAACGATAATAAATTTGATGATTTTCCTCATTTCGAGGTAAGAGAGTAGCTCAATGGGGACGTGATACTTGGCATATTAATGTTTACGTCTCTAAACTTATTTGATGCATATAATGATGATAAAATTCCAAATTGCCCAATTTACTGTGGTATCGAGCATATCCATAAAGGAGAAAGTATGAATAATAGAATGGAATACGATAAAGGTGATGTTTATGATATTTTTGAAGAAAAGAGTAAGCCTTTTGATACTGCTATAGCAAGTCTTGAAGAAGCTGGGCTTGGAGAAAACTTCTTACAATCTCTTGTAATGGGTTCTGTTGGGGGAGGAATAAAAATTAATAGTCTCTCAGATGCATTTAAGCTAGCTGATAAATTTAAAGGTTTAGTTAATATTCCTCCATATTTACGTTCTCCTTGGGTAAAATCTAAAGGATTCCGTAAAGTTGGTATAGGCAAAGGGAAGGCAACTCCAAATGACCCTTTATTTGAAGCATTAAAGAAATTGGATAAAACAGGTGAAAAAATCCCCTCAAGTAGAACTTTAGACTTTTTATTAGATAAATAATTGGCAAACTTAAACCTACATGGAGACGTATCAAAGAATGAGGAAATACTTCACATGGCGTATAGTGACCTCATCGTCTTTGGTAAAATGTTCTCCCCTCAAGACTTCCTTGCTTCAGCAACGCCACAATTTCATAATGAAGTAGGGAAGCTTCTTCTTGACAAGGATATACGGCAACTTGGACTCGTATTGCCACGAGACCATGCAAAATCTACGTTGGCTTCCACGGCAGTACTCCATAGGTTGCTATTTGCAACAAAAGAGAACCCTGAGTTTATTGCATGGATTGGCGAAGCACAAGACCAAGCCATAGATAATCTCGGTTGGATGATGAATCATATATACTCCAATCCCTCAATTCACTATTATTTTGGTGATTTGCAAGGTACGAAGTGGACAAAGAATGAATTTACGCTTACAAATGGATGTAGGATAATTGGCAAGGGAACATCTCAACGTCTTCGGGGTAAAAAGCAAAATTCTACAAGATATACTGGAATGGTGCTCGATGACTTTGAATCAGAGTTAAATACCAAAACTCCTGAAGCAAGACAGCAAATTAAGAATTGGGTAACAGCAGCAGTATATCCAGCCATTGATTTTGATAAAAATGGCTTTCTATGGTGTAATGGAACGATTGTCCATTATGACTCATTTTTAAACAACCTTGTCCGTGATTCTGTAGCTGCAGAGAAAAATGGTGAAGAGTTCTCATGGGATATACTTACATACAAGGCAATTAACTCTGATGGCACTCCATTATGGGCATCACGTTATCCTCTTAAAAAATTAGAAGAAAAGAAACAATTCTATATAGATTCGGGAACTCCTGCTAAATTCTATCAAGAATATATGAATCAAGCAAAATCACCCGAAGATGAAATATTTACCGAAGGAGATATTACGGATGGTCTATATAAAGGACATTGCAAGTTTAATGAAGAAGCTCAAAGTTGGTATATCCAATTTGATGACGATAGTAAAGAGTTTGTCAATATTTACATTGGTGTTGACCCAGCTTCAACGCTTGGGATACGTAATGACTTTAGTGTTATTATGGTTATTGGCGTTACTAAAGACTTTGATTACTATGTTATTGAATATTGGCGTAAAAGAGTCTTGCCAATGGACTGTGCAGATGAGATATTTAAAATCGTTAAACGATATTCGCCAGTCAAAAGAGTAAATATTGAAACAATTGCATATCAAGAAATGCTTAGGGATTATGTGCAAAAACAAAGCAAAATACGAGGAATGTTCATTCCTGGTATAAATAAAGGAATTAAAGGGTACGGCAACCAAAAGAAGAAGGATAGACTCTTTGAAGGGCTTCAACCCAAGTTTAGACAGGGAGCTGTACATTTGAGAAAAGATATGCATGAATTTATGGGGGAACTTTTAGACTTTCCGAAGGGTTCTCATGATGATTGTATTGATGCATTTTGGCTGTCGACTCAGTTCGCTAAAGGCAATAAATCGGCTGGCAAAGCTAATATTAAAGGCAAAAAAGGAAATGATTACAGAAACCCAACTAAAAAGGCATACGATTGGCTTACAGGTGCAAGGCGATAAATTTGCATTGTACAACTAGGTCATAGTATATTTACCCCCATGATTCAAGAAGACATTCGAGTAACAGAAATAAAAGAGCTTTGGAGACGTTGGTCTGATGCAAGAAAAGATTGGGATGTTCAAGCCCGTGAAGACATAGATTTCTATTTAGGGAATCACTGGTCTGAGGCTCAAGTAAATGAACTTGATGAACGAAATCAATCCTCTCTAGCATTAGACAGACTCTATTCTGCTGTTGAGCAGTTTAAAGCTATTATTACTTCTAAGCCACCAAAATTCTCTGCTGCAGGTAGAGAAGATTCTGATGCAAGGATGGCTAATGTATGGAAGGGAATCTTAGAATATGTTTGGGATATCTCAGATGGAGATGAAACTTTCAAGCAAACTATTCATGATTATGCCGTTACAGGACTTGGTTATTTTTATAGCTATATAGACTCTGAGGCTGATTATGGTCGAGGTGAAGTTAAATTTACCTATGTTGACCCATTCCGTGTTGTAGTTGACCCTAATTCTCGAAGTCGTTGGTTTGATGACTCTTCTGGAATGATGTTATCTACAATCATGACAAAGATGCAATTGAAAGACTTATACCCACAATTATCTGAAGAAGATGAAGAAGGTAAGTCCTTAATTGATGAGCTTGAATCAAATTCTTATCTTGATGATGATTATCCAAGTTCAACTCAACCTCAAGAAAAAACAAGATTTACTCCCGATATTGTTAAAGACAAAGATTTAGGGGAAGGTTCAGAGAAGTATAGATTAATTGAGTCATTCTCAAAGATTAAAGTTCCTTATTATCGTGTTATTGATATGCAATCTGGAGATGAACAAATTCTTGATGACGAAAAACTGCAAGCATTACTTCAAGATGAACGTATGCAATTAGCAGTTGAGAAGGGTATGATTGACATTGCTCAAGTATTACAAACTAGAATTAAACTAACTTGTATTGTTGGGCAAATTGTTTTATACGAGAGAGTACTGGATACTGATGTTTACCCTATCGTGCCAGTACCAAATATATGGACTAATACTCCTTATCCAATGAGTGATGTTCGTAAGAACAAGGATTCTCAAATATACTTGAATAAGGTATTATCTTTGATTACATCTCATGCACAAGCATCGGCAGGACTAAAATTACTTGTTCCCGAAGGTTCGGTTGATAATATAGAACAATTAGAAAAAGATTGGGCAAATCCTAATGCAACGATTGAATATGACCCATCTTTAGGTGAACCTCATTTCCCTGCCCCTCAACCACTTGCAAGTTCAATTCTTCAATTACCTGCAATGATTGAGAAATATATTGACTTGAATATGGGTATATTTGAGATGATGCAAGGAAATAGTGAAGTAGCTCCAAAAACATCATCAGCAACAATGATGCTTGAAGATTTCGGACAAAGGCGTTCAAAATCTAAATTACGTGATATTGAGGGTTCATTGAAAAGACTTGGACGAGTTATATATAATCTTGCTAAATCTCATTATGATTTCAAGAAAACATTTAGAATTGTACAACCCAATAATGATTTGAACGAATATACAATCAATAAACGATTATATGATGATAAGACTATGGAACTTCAATCAATTGAAAATGATGTATCCGTTGGTCAATTTGATATTCGTGTTATTGGTAATTCTACTATGCCATCAAATAAATGGGGTGAATGGAATATTTATATGGAAGCATATCAAGCAGGGTTGATTGATAAAGTTGAAGCACTCAAGAAGACCGATATCTTTGATAAAGCAGGTGTATTACAAAGAACTGATATGATTGCACAATTGCAACAACAATTGCAAGGTGCTCAAGAGCAAATTAAAAAATTATCTGGTGACTTACAAACTAGAGACCGAGAAGCAGTACATCTCCGTAAAGCTGCTGAGGTTGAGAAGTTTAAAGGACGGCTTAAAGAAACAGAGTCATCAAGTAAAGCCGAACAAAAATTACAAGTCGGAAGACTTTCAAACGCTGTTAAACTCGAATCTGAGAAATTACGTTTAGCCACAGAGCAAGAGAAACGTAGTCAAACTCAAAAGGGTAAGAGAGATAGCAAGTAAGGAGATAGAAAATGGACGCAAATGAATTAGGAAATCAGGTACAAGATGAACTTGGTCAAGCCGAAGAATTTGTAGGGCAAGATGAAGGACAAGCACACGAGGAGACTCCTGTCGATTGGGAACAACAAGCAAAGTTTTTTCAATCTGAGAAGGATAAGCTCTATAGTGAAAATCAGACACTAAAGCAATATGAAGAAGTTGGCAAATTCTTGGAATCACGACCTGACGTCATTGAGCAACTCAAAGGCGCAGTGAACGGTCAACCAGATGCTACTCCACAAGTTGCTCTTAAGCCTGATGAGTTTGACCCATGGGAAGCCTATAATGACCCGACATCTGCATCTTATAAATTTAGGATGCAAGAAATGCAGCAAACCGTTAATGGTGCAGTTCAAGAAGCTACTCAAGGTATTCGTCAAGAAAGTGGAAGAGCAAATTTAAATGCTCAACTTAAAGCAAAAGGAATGAATGATGAACAAGTTCAATCGTTTTTTGATTTTGCAGACAAACACCCATCTGAGTATGGATTGGATAACGTAATCAAAATGTGGCAAGCTGTTCAAGGTGCTCCAGCAAGAGAAGAACAAGGAAGTCCACTTGACCAAGTACGTAATGTACAAAGTCAACCTCAGCAAGTCGGTGGTATTTTGCAAGGTGAAAAGCCTCAAATGCCAAAGTCTGATGCTGATGCAATGTGGGATTCAATTGTTAATGCTGGGGGACGTTCAAATGTTTTAAAATAAATAAAGGAGAAATGTAATGGCAAATTACAATAGTGGTGTAGTAAATGTCGCAACTCCTGGGTCGGGAACAGCTTTAAGCTTATCTCAAGGTACAAGACGATTATATGATTTTAGCGATAGAATCGCTGACCTAACCCCAGAAGAGTCCCCATTTTTTACATACTTATCAAAAGTAGGAAAAGTGCCAACAACAGACCCTCAATTTCGATTCCTAGAAGACCGAACCAAGATGGCTTATACTGACAGAAGTTTTGTGATTAGTACAAACCTCTTGGCTTATCAAAGGAATGGTTATATCTGTTGAGTCTATAGTTGGAACTGATGATAATGGAATTAATCATGCAAATGCAGTAATCACAGCAGTTAATTCATCAACATCCATTGATATTAAATGGTTAACTAACCCAGGTACAGATGCTGACCCAGGAGCTTCAGCTAAGGCAACAGTTATTGGAACAGCATATAAAGAAGGTTCTGGTTCACCAGATGTATGGTCTCAAGAACTTGACCACGATTATGGTTATACCCAAATTTTTAAGACAGCTTGTGAAATGAGCAATACTGCTCGTGCAACTGTTTATAAA